AGATCGGTTGCACCAAAGGTATTAGACTGATTACCAGCATGGGAGGTTGGGTGAGCAGCACTGAAAAGTGACACACCATCACCACCCGTGAAGTTGGCATTAAAGCCATTGTTGAAAATATCGGCACCCTTAACTTGTTTCGTGTTTGCCATCGAGCGAGCAAGACCACGCGCACGAAGTTTAGCAAAGGTGTCATAAAGGTTGTCTTCCATAGCTTCTTCTGTTACAGCAAAGGCAAGAGCAACGGTTTCATTCGTGTAACGTGCGGTATAACCCTCACGTGCATCATCGAATTGAACCGCAGCACCCTCAGTCTTAACTGGAGCAGTACCGAAACCAGTGAACAGAACCTCTTCCTCAAATGCACGATCTGATTTTTCAATGTCAAACAGAACAGTATGCTCTGCAGAAACATCATTATATTCCAAACCAAATACAGCATTTAGACCGGGAAGAAGTTCTTTCGCAATATTAGCGCGATTTATAGCCATTACAAATTACTCCTTTCCGTTACGAGGTAGTTGAAACAGTGAGATAATCATCGACACTTTGAACCAATCGCACTTCGCAAAGTGGGAAGGCACGTTCTGCCGAAGAGTCAATCACATTGTTACCGGGTTGATCCACGAATCGAATGATACGTAGCATACGACTTACAGACGTTGCAGAGTTAGCCATAAGAGCAAAACCTGACATACCCGTTGCAGTATTACCTGCACCAAAAGTAACGTCAAAGTTAAAGCTGTTAAGGCTTCCTGCAGAAAGCGAAGCATCCGCTTGAATAATATAGTTAGCGGAAGGGTTGTCAACAACCATTGCCTGTGCATCACTAGTTACCGTACCTGCGGGCCAATAGGGCGACCAAGTAGGCGTTCCATTAGCAGCAGTATAACGACATCCCATAAATACCCCAATAGCACGGTCAGTAGATAGACACATACGCCTAATAACACCACCCTGATTTTTAACAATATCACCCGTGAAGATGTTAGTGTTATAACCCGTCGAAACAGGATAATCATTCATGCCATTAGTGTTAGCACCAGAACCACGCATACGGGAAGGACGCAAACCAAAAGGACTATCAGTTGTAGTCATAATTTTTTCCTTTCCTTAAATAAAAATACATTGACAACGAAAGACTAATCTTGAAAAGAAGGTCGTCTACCCGTTGTAACTTGACTGCGACTTGTATTAGAGATAGGCATTCGTGAATCTGAATTACGCATCAATTGCAAATTAACAGCATCCACTACTTCCTTACTCTTGTTCTCATAAAACTCTCGACGCGATTCAGCTAGGCGTAATGGCATCTTTGCCAAGGCCAAGTCTCCACGACAGACTGCTCCTGTATAGCGTCCCTCTTCTCTCACGATTGAAGAATGCATCATCTCTGGTACTTCTTCTGCTTGAACAATACTCCAACCTTCTTGCATCTTCTTGCCCATGTTTTTATAGTCTTCTTTATCTTTAATAGATATTCGTACCCAACGAAGGGTCATACCTTCATTATTAAAACGATGTGCTACAGTATCAGGAATCTCTAACCAATCAGGTTCTTTAAAAGTATAGTCTCCAGAATTTTCTCTTTGTTCTGCATTACGTGAGTTATTTTCTCGTGTCATTGTATTTTTTCCTTCCACGCTATTATATTAAATACTTGTGTAGTCGCCATCAGCTTGTTCCACTTTAAGCTTTTCGACAGCGTACTGTTCAATTGATATCCCCCACTTATCAGCTAGTCGTAAGTCTTCTTGAGTAAGCTTGACTTTGTTCTTAGCTTTGGAAGTCTTAGGTGTGCGTGATGCACCAGCTACCACTTGAGCAGAATTTGACGATGTATCCTGCAAACGAGGTGTTTGGTTTTCAGTAGCACTATCAGCAAACTTGTGTGGATACCGTTGCCGTAGTACTTCATCTACCTTAATATAAAACTCATCATCAGAAGGATCATACCCTTCCTCTTTAAGTTCGTTATCAATCATTAAAGCAGCGGAAGTCATAATATTATCAGTACCAAACCAACTATTTTTACTTGCCCACTCTACTGCTTTAGGATCATATTGTTGCTCTGCTTGTTCAGGATTACTTCTAGCATCCTGCACTCCAGCTTGCACTCTATTATTGTAATCTTCCCACGCTCTTTTCTGTCCTTCAATTTGAGACATATCAGCGTAGGTCTTGCTAATTGTTTCTTGAGCAGATAACATACGGTCTGTATCACCAGTTTCTGCTGCTTGTTTGTAAACATCTTTAGCTATTTCTAAAGTTGAATTAAGTTTAGATTCATTTGAATCAATAGAAGTTTTTAAACTAGAAGATAACTGCGTATCTTTTTCTTTTACTGTTTGTCTAAGATTAGACAATTCATTTCGTAAAGTATTTAATTCTTCATCTCGTTCTTTACGTTGTTTAATTAATTGTCTGATGCGTTTCTGTGCACCTTGAGTTTCAATCCCTTCTAATTCTTTAGGTTGTTGTTCTTTTTCTTCTGTATAACCTTCATCCGTAGATTGTTCTGTTACAATTTCAGGAGCAGCTTCTACTTCTTCTTCCTGCCCTTCAATCTCTATCTCTACTTTTGGATTTTCTTCAGTATCCTTAACTTCTATAGTTGACCATTCTTCACTCATACTAAACTCCTTGTTTTACGTTAGTAGCGAAACCTAACGAATTGCGCTGTAATATATACATCATATACTATGTATATGCAAATATACAAATATTAATTTGATAAATTATATGTAATATCTAAACTGGTTGGATCATCTACTCGCATAATTACTTGATCATCAAATAAAAGAAGAAGCTTTGCTCCTTTGTAAACAAACTTTTGTCCATTAAATTTACCAAAACAAATGTAATCGTCTTCTTTACACCATGCTCCTTGAGGAAACTTTACTTCATCTTGGTATGCCAAATCACCTAATTTTAATACTTTACCTACTGTAGTTAAATAAGCTACATCATCTTTTACACGATCAGGAAGAATGATTCCTCCTTTAGTTTCTTTCTTTACAGATACTGGCTGTATTAGGATATGATATCCCGGTAGAGCAGGAAGAGTAGCTTTATCAATTAGTTTATCTTCATCAGTCAACCATTCAGAATTATCTATACTTTTATCCATACGTACCGCTTGCATTCTTAATCCTCTTCTAGTTTAAATCTATTATTAATAATTTCTTTCAAGCATTCCCTGCTCCATTCCAATCCTTGAACAGTGCCTACTGCTTGACGATATTCATCATAACTAGAAACATTTCCATACGCAAGCGATTTTTTTATTTCCTCAATTTTATCTGTTAACTCTTTACCCATCTGTTCCCAAAATTCCATACTATCCCTTACTCATAATGCTTGTATCAATAAACTTACTTAGTACATCAGCAGCTTTTAAAGCCTTGTCTCTTTCAACATTTTCTGTATTCTTTGCTAACTCAAGAAGACCCTCAAGAGCAGCTAATGCCATTTTAGCATCACGATCTTTTTGTTTTTCTTCTGCTTTACTTGAAATATCTACTCCTGCTTTGAACATATTTAATTGTAGTTCTTGTTCTTCAATTGTTAAGCTTCTATTCTTTAATGCGCTATCTGCAGTTTCTTTAGCAATATCAACCTGTAATTTTTGTTGTTCTAATTGAACACGTTGTTGTTCAAGTCCTAACATCTGTGCTTCAGGTGACTGTGCCATTTGCTGTGCTGCCATTGCTGCATTAGCTTGCTGCACTTGCTGTGCTGCCATCATTTGTACTTGATCAAGGATACGAGGATCATTAGGATCAACCATTCCATCAGCTACTGCCTGTGGTCCGTACTGTTGAATTAGTTGTTCTGACACACCAAGTATTTGTTCTTTGTATTTCATTATAATATGTTCTTGAATATTAGCCTGAAGAATAGGAACAATCCTTTGCATCAGAGGATTGCCTCCATTCATTGGGTCTTGAATAAAAGAAGTTTTAATTTGAATATGTGCTTGATGATCTTGACCGGGGAAGGCTTGAATTGGCATTCCCTTAACCGCTGCTTGAATATCGCTTACAGGATCAAGAGGTTCAGGATTAGGTTTACGTGGCATAATCTTATCTAGGTTAGGAAGATTAGCTGCTGTAAGAATGGTCCTATTTAGTTCCTCTACGTTGAACATGCCCGGAGGTGCTGATTGAGACAACTGAAGTGCTAGTTGTGCCATCATCATACGGTGAGCAGAAGAAGGAATGTTAGGATCAGATACAGGAATAATATCAATTCTACCATCAAAGTCACTCTTAAAAATAGTAAGAGCATTAGATGGAATATCAATCATTGATTCATCTGGTAGGTATTCATTATTAATTCTACCTAACAAACTAAATTCTCTATGTTGAGATTTATGCAGTCGTTTATGAATTGCACTAAAGAACTTACTACTAGCCTCTAACAAAGCCATTGTAGTTCCTACTGGTCCATAGTTCGCACCATCAGAAATAACTTGTTCTGTAGTATCTGCAAATTTCTGAGCAGTTGCACTTACAAAGTTGAGCATCTGAAATAGAGTTTGTGAAGGTTCTTTGTACGGTAGGTTAATGATCATCTTACTAATATCATTACCTGTAGCTTCTACTTCTCTAAACTCACCGGGACTAATAGGATCATTGTCTCCTACAATCCGCATACCTTTAGCTTTAAAGCCACCGGGAAGATTGGCAAACTGTCCTGCATCAACCAAACTACGCATAGCAGCAGTAGCAGTCATAGTAAGATTACCAAGGAAGTGAATAAGACCTAGACCATAGAAACCAAATCCCGGTACAAACTTATAGTGTGTAAAGAAAGTTTTCTTTTCTCTACGAGGATCGTCTTGATTATAGTTCCTACGGATAGACAGAACCTTCCTACTTTGTTCCTCTATTGTAACAATGTAGGGTAGCGGAACTTCATCTTCATCTCCAAACTTACCGGGAAGATCAAGATAACAATGTTGTTCAAGAAGAACATACTGAGGATCATTATCTCCTGATGGAGACATACCCATAATTGTATCCATCTTCTGTGCAATAGGAGTAAGATTAGGCATACCTGCTTCTGGTAGTTCTTCATCGTGGTACATTCCTGATGCCATGTCTCGTCGCATCTCAATTGGACTACGGAAGATTACATGGGTGTACCGATCTGCATTCTGTAGATCAGTAGCGTAGTAAGACACATAGAACTGATCAATAGGAATAAACTCTGATACTGGACGATTAAGATTACTATCAAAGTAAATCTTCTTAAAGGCAGAACCAATAAGAGGTAGATGAAACAACATACGTTCAAACTCATCAAAGTATTCTGTCATCTGTTCTTGAACTTGATAGTTCATAAACTCTTTGACTCGTTGTGCTTGTTGTTCTCGTTCCTCTGAAACATTACCGATGATACGGGTCTTTACTGGTCCAGCAGCAGGGAATAGTTCCTGAGTAGCCTTGGACTGAAACTTAACTGCTGACTCAATAAGGATAGGATGTACTGCTGTACATGCACCTTCAAATGGTTCTGAACCTTCTTGAAGCTTTAAACCTAGCAGATCAAAGCCTCGCTCAAACATACTTTCCCAATCAGCACGGGAATCTTTATCTGCTTCATAGTTATCACATACTTGAGTTGATATTTCTAGTAGTTCATCTTCATCTAAATCTTTAACTAAGTTACGAAAGAAATCTTTATCATCTTCTTTTATTTGTTGTTTAGACAAACCATCTTCTAAATTACTATCAAACATAACGACAACACTGCCATCAGTTTCATCAAACTCCATTGTAGGTGCTTCACCTTCTACCTGTTCAGATACTTCTGTTTCAATTATAGAAATCTCTACTTGAGGAATAGGATCGAATGGATTGCGTTCAGTCGCCATTGTTATATGTATCCTTAAATTTTAAATATATGTGCTGCATTAAATCTTTTTGATACTTACGCCATTTACCTTTACACATTTTAGGAATAGTACAAGCACATGGTGTCTTAGTACATCTGTATTCTTTGTAGTCAGGTCGTACTAAGTCATGGTTTATACCATATTCAAAAATAGTTGTCAACTAACATTTCCATCTTTTACGTGCTTGTCGTAAGCGTGAGTTAGGATTCTTAGCTGCTTTAGGAAACTTTTTCATCTGTCCTGCAGATCGCGCACAATAACTCTTTCTACGTGCTGCTCGTTTACCTGTAGGCTTTTTCTCTGTTACCGCTGTTTGAAGTTTACTACCGGGATTTTGTCTCCTATACTTAGCTACGCCTTTAGCTGACAGACCTGCTCCTTGTTTAGTAGGTCGCTTATTTCCGCTACCAATAGTCATACCCTTCATATTACTTTTTTTTCGTTTGGCTGGCATTATGTAACCTTTCTATGACTTCTGGTTCTTTTAGCAATTCTTTTAGGTTGCTTTACAAACTGCTGACCTTTTTTAGTTCCTCTACGTTTAGCTTTAGTAGTAGCATCATAGTCTTTTTTAGACAAAGACTTTATTGCTTTCTCTGGTAAGTATCTTTCTCCTGTAGCTTTTTTACCTTGAGTTGATGGCTTGCCTGACTTAGTTCGCCACTTCTGCTTAGTCCATGCCTTCAGACTACGTTGAGGTTTTTTTAAATTAGACACTAGCTTCTGTAACCTCCACCTGCAGCTTTGTATCTTTTAGCTACCATCTGTGCTTTACGTGCACTCCACTGTCCCGGCTTACCACCCTTGCCTCCTGCCTTTACAGCATTAAATATTCTTTTGCGTAAAGCAGGTTTAGTGTAGTTGCCTGACTGATTAACTTTAGATTTTGTTTTTTTCTTAGGTGGCATGTTACTTACCTTTTATTTAAGCAATAAATAAAATTAACTATAGCATTAAAAATGCCAATACGCAACCTTCTTGGTCCGTCGAGGATTAACATCATCTTCCCAGTTAGGGTCTTCAGGATGTTCTAATCTCCAGCTTTCCTTTACGTAGTGGACTGCCATTGTTAACGCATCTACTTGATCATCGTGTCTACCATAGGGAAACAAGATTAATTCATCGTATAATTCTTTTGACCAATCCTTACCTCTAGGTAGCCACACTCTACCTGACTCTAGCATGGGAGACGCACTAAAGACTCTAGTAACTTTATCTTTATCTGGCATGTACTCTAACACTGGTAGTCCTGTTCTGCGTAAGTCCTGTATCAATGACTGACCACTGGCCTTCTTCTCTACTACACAAATGTCAGGTCTGTGTTTGTCGTACTCTTCCCGTGCAATTCTCCTCAAGTCAGGATATTCAAACCTTCCTCGTTTGTTTCCTAACAGAACTAAGTTAGCCGCTGTACCTTCAGTACCATCTTCATCTGCTTCATAGAAGTGAAAGATACCCCATGTCTGTATTACACTGTAGTCAGCAGTGGTACGTGTTGAGAAAGCCGTGTCATATGTTTGAATAATAAAATCACAGTCCGGTGGTTCTTCGTGGTTCCACCATTGTATCCAATCCTTCTTGATTAAACTTCCTTCATCAGGTGTAGGATTCTGCATGTAAAGACTTTCCCAGTACTTAGTACCGTTGGTGGCCTTTATCTCCATCTCATCAATTCTTAGTGTCTCATCGCTCTTCCACTCAGGGAAATAACTTGTACCTTCTGGTAGACCTAACAACTCACTGGCCTTCTCATCTAACCATGCAGGGATACTCACTACATTCCAACGCATCTTAGTATCAATATCATATTCTTCTTGCTGTTTTAGTAACCACCCACATAGATCATCATAATGATACCTAGTATTAATAATAATAATAGAACCATTAGGCATAATACGTGTACGTAGTCCTGAAGGCCACCATTCCTTGATGTATCTTCTACCTGCATCAGAGAATGAATCTTCTTCAGACATGACATCATCCAAGATAGCAATGTGTGCACCTCTCCCTGCAATTTGACTGCGTACACCTGCAGCATAGTAACTACCATTTAGGTTAGTCTTCCATTTACCTGCTGCTCGTACATCTGCTCGTAGATTAACACCGGGAAACATTCCCATAAACTCATCAGTCCCTACAATATCCCTTACTGTTCTACCAAAGTCACTGGATAACTGGTCAGAGTGACTGACAGTTAGGATTTCATGGTTAGGATTTTGTCCTATGTACCATGCAGGAAATAATTTAGAACAGATAACGGACTTACTGGACCGGGGTGGTAGGAAGACCATAAGCCTTTTGATCTTACCTTCTTGTACTTGTTGTAATTTACTGGAAAGTAAATCAATATGCCTACCCATTTCCCAATCACTTACCAATGTAGGCGCTACTGCCCTTACAAATGT